TGTATAACTGTCTACCTTCTCTAGTTCGACCACCTCTTGCAATAATATCTAGTGCAGCCTCTGTATAGATTGCCTCTGATATAAACGGTGATGCAAGTTCACCTGCAGCTTGTGCCATACCACGTAACACACCAGGTAACAGTTGCTCTTCATTTGTAATACCTTTTTGTACTTCATTAATTAAAGCTTGTATTGGTCTTGTTGCTACATCGTATGCATTACCATGACTAAAGTCTATATATTTTAAATCACCATTGTCTGCTCTGATAGGTAAGATTGTAGAATTTTTAGACCACTCAGGTAGATATTGTTTAAGAGCTTGTAATTCTTCGTTAGTAACATTGTACAGTCCTTGAAACCCTGATTGTATTATGTTTGGTGCTACAGTTAAAACTGTACCAAGACCTATTAGTCTTTTGATACCAATGTTTCTTAACGCTGGATCTTTTATTTCTTTTAATGATCTTTGTGCAATATTAGTTGTTGTTCTTAATATCTCAGATGGAAATGACATAAATGTTCCAAGTGGTAAACGTCTTAATGCTCTAACTGTGTCAGATACATATGCATAGTTTGGAACTGTATTTCTTACAATGTCAGCTGCCTCTTCTTTTAGTTGTCTTTCAGTAAACTCTCTACCAGCTGTAGTGTATGCGTTTCTTAATCTTTGCATTTCAACTGCATAGTTTGCAATCTTAAACAAATCATCTTCTGCAGTGTATAAATCTTCTGCACCTTTCATAAATGCTTTTGCTTTTCTACCAGTGCCTGCTGTAAGTTTTTTCATCATAGACTCTAGTGGTTTTGCAATATTTAAATTTTCACCCATACGAACATCAGTTAAAAGATTTTTCACATCTCCTAATTGCACTTGTGAGTTTACAACACCCAACTCTAGTAACTCTCTATATGCTTCATTTGCTTCTGCTGTTCCTGCTCTACCAGGTAATTGTAACTTACCAAATGCATCTCTAAACGCTCTACCAACCACAGCAGGGTTCTCAAATATAATACCATTTGCTGCAGAAAAACCTGTAGCAGAAAATAAATTTCTAAAGTGTGTGACTGGTGCAAGTATAGTTTTTGCTACCTGTGATAATGCTTTTGGAAATAAAATTAAATTACGGTATCCCCATGTTAAACCTTTTTCTACACCTGTAGCACCTTCTCTTGCTTCAAATAAAAATTTTAATGCTCTTGACGAGTCACCTAATCCTTCAGCTATTGCTTTTGTAGTAAATTTACCTGCGAGTGGGTTGACTGTAAACTCATCTCTAAAAAATGATGTAAGGTATTTATCTAACTCTACTATCTCTTGATTAGGTAAAGCCTCTGCTGCTTCTAATGCATCGTCAAAAAAGAAACCTCTTGCACCTGCAGGTGTATCTCTTGTAACTGTTTTTTTAATTGCATCATCTTGTTTAGCGATTCTATCAAACAATTCGTTTTTTCTAGCTATTGAAGATAGCTTTGTCATACTATTGTATATAGAAAATCTTGGGTCTTCTATCTTACCAAATAATTCTTGTATTGCTTTTCTATCTTTACCTCTTGTTTCTGCTAGCAAACGTGCTGGTTTAATTTGATCGGTTACAACATTTTTAAAAAATTTATCTATCTCCGGTCCTTCATCCGCAGCCGTATCATCAACATATTTAAATGGTAGTCCCGGACCAGATTTTTGTTTTTGTGCAGATTTAATAACTGTTTCTACCATTGTCTTTGCTTGAAAATCTGAAAGTTGTTTACCATTTTTAGCTGCATATCTCTTAAAAAATTCTTCTGTGTTTTTAATTGCTTCTTCTGTCGGTGTGTATCTTAAAAATGGTAACACAGAGTTATCTTCAAATATTCTATATGTGTTACCAAGATAATCTTTTACTCTATCACCCATTAATGATTGCAATGTTTTAATATCTTTTGGTGCGTTTGATGATGTATTAATTAATTCTGAAAAAGTTCTTCTTGCACCATTTAAAGATTCAAATAAAGATTTTATACTTTCATCAGATGCATTGTTATCTTTTAATAGTTTATATACAGTTGCAGATTTATTACTTGGTATCTTCTGACCTATGTTACCAGAAAACAACAGATCATTTAATTCTTTGTATATGTCTGCTCTTCGTTTTGTTCCTGATTTATCGAATAAAGATTTAAATGTGGGAAATATTGTATCTACTTGTCTATCTATATTTTTAACTAACTCCATAGCTCTGTTTGTATCTGCCATGGTTGCACCTTTTTCTGCCATCTTTGCTTCAAATATTTCTTGTGGTTTTGCACCTCTAGCTCTTAATGCAGAAAATGTTTTATTAAAAAATTGGTCTAGTTTAGAGTTACTAAACTCTATTCTTTTACCACGTGTAGCAGCAGCTTTGATTGCTTTACTTGTGCCATATACAAAAGGTGTAATTAACAAAGACTCAGAACCAAATTTAGTTCTGTTCATTAATTTTTTAAATGCATCTTCTCTACCACCTTCATCTGTAGTCTCTTCTAACTGTGTAGGCCCTGCCTCAAACAAATCACCAAATGAACCTATGTCTTCTACATCTGCAACAAATGCTTCACCTGCTGCACCACCTGCAACACCAGCTACAAACTTTCTTTTACCAATTGATTTGTTAAAATCAGATGCTTTCTTTGCAGCTTTTTGTGCGTTTGGACTTGCTGCGTTCATATAGTTACCAGCTTTCTTTGCTTTAACAGCACCGCTTGCTAATTTAAAACCAACTGTGCCTGGCACACCTACTTGTATTAATGTTTCTGCTATTTTACCTATAGCTCTATCATCTGCAACTTCTTCAAAAATATTTATTTTATCAAATGCTTTTTCTACTTCTACAGCTGTGTCTGTATCAAAACCTAAATCAATTAA